CAGCGCCCGCGGCCAGCAGGAGGCGATCTCCGTGACCACGCCCGCCTGGCGCAGCGCCTGCTCGCGCTGCTCGGGCGAGAGCTGCTCGCCGTCGTCCGCGTCGATCTCCTTCACGGCGCGCTCATATTTGTCCATGTCGAGCTTGAACCAGAAGGCCCGCCGGCTGAACTCGAACGGGAACTCGCGGCGCTCGCGCCGCTGGTACATCAGCAGCGCCTTCTCGGCCGCGTTCTGCGCGATCAGCAGCGCGCCGTGGTAGCGGTACTCCTCGAGGTCCTCGTCGGTGAGCTCGCCGCGCTGCAGCGCATCGTTCCAGTCGCGCTTGCCGCCGCGGACCTCGGGCACCTGCGCCGCCCGGCACTCCCAGCCCTCGGCACGGGCGCGGCGTGCGTGCTTGATCGTGTAGGTCCGGCCGGCCTTGTCGCTGTCGAGCGCCCAGACCAGCGTCGGGCGCGCCTTGTCCGAGGCCCGGCACTGCTCGGCCAGGCCGGCGAGCGCGTCGCCCGGGTAGTTGTTGCACGAGATCGCGGAGACCGCGGCGAGGCCGACGTGCAGCAGCGCGATCGCGTCAAAGATGCCCTCGACGATCCAGATCTCGTCGTGCTCGGTGAGCGTCATCGACGGCGGCTGCCACCACTGCCCGCCGTACTCGGTACCGGACTTGATCCGCGCCTTCTGCTTGCCGAAGCGCTCGGGCCGGTCGATGAGGCGCTCCCAGTGGCCGTTGGCTAGCGGCACTCGCACGGTCGCGCTCGCCGCCTCGATCCTCGGGTCGTAGAACGTCTCCTGGCTGTACCAGCCCGCAATCAGCCGCAGGTCGAAGCCGCGGCCATAGCGCAGGTAGGCATCCGCCACGGGCGTCTGGCTGGCGGGCTCGGCCTTCGCGGCCGCGCTATCGGGCCGGCCGTAGCGATCGCTCCAGTTCTCGAACAGCTCGGGGAAGATGTCCTTGACGTGGAATTGCGAGCCGCAACGGTTCTCGCGGCCGCACTTGAGCATCCACGGCGCCTCGGCGTTCACAAACAGCTCGCGCTTGTCGCAGTCCGGGCAGCGCCCCTTCTGCAGGTAGCGGCCGTGCTCCCGGAACCCGTAGTCCTTGAGGAGTCGTTCCCGGATATCGCTGTGAAGCTGCGGATTCATAGCCGCCCGCAGTTATCGGTACGCACCGGGGTGCGTCAGTGGGTGGTCTGATGGGATTTCGATCCGAGCGCGTGCACGCGGATCAGGTCCTTCACCGTGCAGGCGATCGAGCGGCCGTTCGGCCGGCGGATCACGACCACGTAGGCCGTGGATGCATCGACGTCGATCCAGGCCTCCTGGCCGGCGCATTCGATATCCGCCAGCGCCTGCAGCGCGGCCACGCTGGCGGTGGACTCACTGACCTCGAGGCTGTCGATCAGGTGTGCGGTGCAGGCCTCGATCGCTTTGTCGCGGTTGAGGCTCAGGCCGTTGCGCAGCAGCCATTCCGCTGCGGCGCTGTGGGTCTTTGTTTCGGACATGGATGTGCTCCTCCTTGCTTCGGTGTTGGTCGCGGTACCGGAACGGCCGCGACGGTTATTGCTCAGCAGATCTCCGGGCCGCGATCCACTGGTCGATCTCGGATTCCACCCACGCGACGCTGTTGCTGCCGGTGGGTACGGGGCGAGGAAACGTCCCGTTTTTGATCCGCGCGTACATCGCCGATCGGCCGATCCCGACGCGCTGCAGCACTTCGGAGCAGCGCAGCAGGCGCTCGGTATTGGCAAGGTTCTCCGCCTTGTGCGCCCGCTCGGCTTCGGCCTTCTCCCGGGACTTTCTCGCGACGTCGTTCACGGTCAGCTCGACTCCGCCACGAGTTGCTCGCGCAGCCCCGGTGACAGGGGCAGGCGAACTTCCGGGTTCGGCTTGAGGCTCGGTGAGAGCGTCTGGGTGATTTCGAACGCGACATTCCCGCGCCAGCCGCATTCGGCGTCCCGGCATTCCAGAACGCCCTCTCGGTAGATCGGCGTCAGGCCTTTGCTGCGCCGGATTCGGGCAAACCCGCCGCAATGCGGGCACGTCAGTCGAGGGTTGTTGCTCCGGGTCACTTGGTGTGGCCTCCACCCTGGGTGTGCATCTCTCTCCCTACTCCGGTGTCGGCGTCGCGCGGCTCGCCGCCGCGGGGCGCCAAGGCGCGAACGCGCGCGAACAGCTCCAGCGCGCGTGCAAAGTCCTCGTGCATTTCCCCGGTGGATCGCGGCCAGGGATGCCTCGTCGATCTCGCCCTCGAGCGCCGTCTGGATCGCTTCGGCGGTCTCGCCGATATCGCGGGTCCACTTCGCGTAGGCGTTGAGCAGCTCCACGTCGGAGCCCGCGCCGGCGCGGGGCAGGCGGATGGCCACGTAGCCCAGCGCCGCGGCCTCGGCCTCGAGGATGCGGCCGTCCTGCGTGATCGCCTGGATCTTCACCGCCTCCGACAGCGAGAGGTGGTGGGTGTCGACGCTCGGATTGACCTTGTTGCACAGGGTCGACGGCGCGAGGCCCACGAGCGCTGCAAGGGCGCTGGCACCACCGGGGAAGTCATGCACGGCCGCGTACTTGGCCGCATCCAGGTTGCTCACGCAGTGGGGATGAGAGCTGGCCTCGGGTGTTCTCGATGACATCAGGACGTGTCCCCCTTACGCTCTGGACCCGAGTGGCGCGGCGGCTGCGTCATTGCCGGACCTCTTGGTCGCGGATCGCCGCCGTGATCACGCGGCGCAGCTGCTGGCTGGGCGTGCGGTCGCCGGCCTCGGCGAGGGCGCGCACTTGGGCCGCCACGTCCTCGGGGAGGCGGACCGTCATCGGGACGGTTGGAGTGCGCGGGGGCCGCGCGGTTGACGGGGGTTTGGTGGCGTTCATTGGGCTCTCTCTATGATTACGGGCGTTACACGGGGCCAGTGGTCCCGGCCGGATACGTCCGTCTCCATGTGGCGACCCTTTCCACTAGGGGCGCGTCGTTGACTTTGGGTTGGCTCGTCTTCCTACCCGTTACAAAGGTGCTCAAACTGTTGAGCACGTAATCACTGTATACGCCGAACAATGGACACGTCAAGCGAGAGTACTCAAAACATTGGGCGGCGCCTAGAGGAGGAGCTGGACCGGATTCAGAGCCGATTGTTGATCGCGACACAGGCGAGGAACAGGACCCCGAGGTGTGGATGGCGCTCGCTGAGTCGTAGAGGGCTACTCCCCGCCCTTCGTCTCCAGATCGAGCGAAGTCGTGTAGCCGCTGTCGCTGAGCGAATGGCTCACCTTCTTGGTCAACCATTCGCGCCGGTCGATCGGCGGCTTGATGCCTGACACGCGGATGGGCGTTTCGGGGTAGAGGTCGGCGCGGCCGCGGGCGAGGGTGTAGCTCAGGCTGGCGACGCCCCGGCGGATCCGGCGCCACTCGCTGCGCGCCGCGGCCAGGGCATCCGCCTCGCTGCCGTAGGTCTCGCGCAGGGTCTTGAGGTTCTCCTCCTTGCCGACGATCACCGCGCGCTTGCGGGCGTACGAGAGGTCGTTCCAGTGGGCGCGCACACCGGTGTGGCTGTCGCGGTCGCGCTCGCGGTAACGGTGGCGGTCGCCGTCACCCCGGGTGAGGGTGACGGGCTCGATGGGGGCGCCGCTGGCGGTTTCCCCTTCGCCGGCGCGGATGAACAGCAGGCGCCCGGCCTTGACCGTGGCGATCGCGTCGTAGCGCTCGCCGAGGCGCGTGAGAAAGGAGATATCACTCTCTTCCGTCTGGTCGATGTGGGCGATGGCGGTCGGCGCCAGGGCGTCGCCGACCCGGGGCTGCAGGCCGTGGCGCTTGGCGATGGTGGTCACGATCGCGTCGATGCTCTGGCCGTGCCAGGAGTGGGAGCGCTTGGCGGCGAGGTCGCCGGTCAGGTCCGCGCTGCGCGCGCGGACCGTGAGCTGGTCCGGCGTGCCGCTGTGCTCGACCTCGTCGACGACGTAGAGCCCGCGGTCGACCAACCCCTCCGCTACCCAGCCGATCGCCAGTTCGAGCTCGACGCCCTTGCGCGGGATCTCGAGCTGGCCGTCGTGGTCGGTCAGGGTCAGGTCGAGCTGGTCGGCCTCGTCGCCGCGGCTGTCGGTGAGCGAGAGCTTCTGCAGGCGCCCGTTGATCCGGGGCGTGATGTCCTGCCCGTCGACGACGATGCGGTACCCGGGGCGCGGCGAGGTCATCGGTTGCCCCCGCTGCTCTGCGCGATCCGGTCATCGTCGACGCGCGCCAGCGCGAGCGAGAACTCGATCTTGCGCGGCTGGCCGTCCTGCATGAAGACCGTGTTCGTTTCCCGGACGTTGCGGATGACCCACAGGCCGTAGAGGCGGCCGGAGCCCTCGACCAGCGTTCGCGGCTCGCCGGTCGCGCCCATCTCGCGCAGCTCGTCGAGGTTGGCGCGCCCACCCGTGAACTCCGGCAGCAGCGTGCCGGAGAGCGTGATCGAGTCCGCGCCCGGCCCGACGTACTGGAACGCCGGGCGCTGGCCCACGCGGGCATGGCTGGCCTGGCGGAACTCCGTCTGGCGCTCGAAATCCCAGTACGCCGCGCCGCGCAGCTCGAACACGAAATCCCCGAGGGCCATCATCATCGCGGGTTACTCCTCGTCGTGCAGGCGCGAATTGCGGCGGGCCGACTGCTCGCGCTCGAGGTTCTCGATCTCCTCGCGCACCTTGCGCGCGATGGCCTGTTCGTCCATGCCGGGGGACGGGTTGACCGTGATGTGGATCGGCCCGATCGACATGCCCTGTTCCGCCGGGCGTTCCGCCTGCACCCGCGGGGTGCGGTCGATCGGCACGTCGGCGGCCGCCATCGCCGGCGCGCCCGCGGTGGACGCCCCGACCGCCGCGGCGTCGGCG